TTTTATTTTTATTTAAATATAATGTGAAATTTGGGATAAGCCAAACTACTCTGGGAGAACTCCTATATAACTTAATGCCTCCATAAAATCTCTTTCACTAAACATCTTCATAGTAGTCATATCCATTCTATGTTTATAATATTGGTCTTTTTTATTTGGTATTGGGTATTTTTGTTTTTCTTCTTCTTTAACTTCAATAGCCTTTACAGCTGCCCATTTCCAATTATTTGCCTTAGATCCATTTGCAAATACCATTCCTTGCTTGGGTAAGTTTATTGTTGATGGTAGCCATGATTGACCTCCTTTATCTTCAAATATTAAGTCTTTATATAGTTCAGGTAATGTTTCTGAGGTTTCTTTTAAAAATTCTGCGCCTGATTTCATTAATGAATTACTTTGAAATCCGCATCCATAACACATATAGTTAGTTATATCTTCATTTATTTTTTGAGTATAACAAGCATCTGATCCACATCGTGGACATTCTTCTAATTTGTCTGAATTCATGATTCTACTTTTTTAAGTTTTGGTAATTTTAATTTAGGGAGTTTATTTTCTCCTAGTTTATTCAGTTTAGGTAATTTTAAAGGTACTTGTTTAGGAGCTGCTTTAACATTTTTTTCTAAAATATCACCTAATAAATCTTTCATTTTATTATATGTAAAGTTCTCTTTACAATATTGAGCTTGACGTTTAGCATTTGGAAGAAAATCTTTATATTTCTTATGAGTATCTTTTAATACTCTTCCTAACTGCATTTGGTCAACATCAAACCATTTAGATTCTTTTATTAACCATTTATTTTGAGCACTTGGATGAATTTCCCCTAAATTACCAGGCAATAAAACACTCATATCAGGTTTTAAAAAATCAATATGACCTGACCATCCTGTAGTTATGATTGGTTTTTTAGTTTGAGTAAATTCTAGTAATGGTCTTCCAAAACCTTCACCTTTAGTTAAACTAATCATGGCTTTTACTTTAGAGTGGTTATATAAATCATTCATTTCAGTATCAGTAAATTCACCATGAAGTAAATAAATTTTAGGTAATTTACCTCTTACTGTTTTCTTTATATTTTTTATTTTGGCTAATGTTTGGTCTCTATCCATATATGAGGTTCCACTATGACTAGTTTTTAAAATTAAGGCGGGTTGTTTTGGCTTGTTTTTAAATGTCTCACAAAAGGCTTTAATTAATAAACCTATATTTTTTCTATCATGTCCAAAATCTCCTTGTATCCAATGACCAACAAATAGATAACAAAACTCCTCTCTTATTCCTGATAGATTAAATGGTGATTTATTTGATTTATAAACATCCTCATTAAATCCTTCAAATAGTATTTCTGTGGGTTTTGTTAATTCTATGTTTCCTATAGGTTGTTTAGTTTCTTTATCAACTTTTTGGAATTTAGTATTCTTTAAAACATCAATAGTATGTTTAGAAGAACCTAAAATCATATCCATTCTATTACATCCCTCAACCCAATCAGCAGGTGCTAAAGTAGATTCAATCCCCGCTGTCACTCCTATGTTATAATGACCTTGAGGCATAAATTCACTTGGAATTGTAATTTGCATCCAAACATCTGGCTTTGGGTATTGTTGATTAGCTTCAGGTTGAAATAAATGTTTATTTAAAAATTCCCATTCAGGATGATCTTTAATAAACCCCCAAGGTGTATTTCCCCACCTTTGAGCTAAGATTTTAACCTCATATTTATCTAATTCTATTATTGCTCTAACTACATCCCTACTTCTAGAACCATAACCTGAGTATGTGTCTATTGGGCAGCTTATTATAAATTCTGGTTTATTCATATTTAATATATTAATGAGTGTGTTTGTGTATTTTTAGTGTTAATATCAGTATCTATTAGTTCATATTTTTCTCTTGGTTCCCAAGTATCAAATAATTCATCTATAGCTTCAATTATTCTGTTGCTCATTTTTACAGCTGTAAAACCTGCTTCATCTCCTAAAGCCCATTCTCTACCCTTTTTACCCTTCTCATCTCTTTCTTCAGGTGATAATTTATATACTTTTCTAATTTGTTTGGCCGCATCTTCAGCTGTGCATCTATCATCCCAAATATAAGGTGTTTGTGGAGAACCTTGAAGCGATCTACTTGTTGGAAATACTGGAAATGCCCATTCGCCATGTTTTTTATAGGTACCTAAATGGTTAGAAGGAAAATCTTCATCAAAATCTATCCATTCACCCTTTTTAACCCCAGGACCTTCATCCATATCATATTCAAATCTCATTTGGTCTTGCATCCCACCTGTAACATTAGCTATAAAAGGTGTTCCTGCTAGCATTGCTTCAGTTAATGTTAATCCCCAACCTTCATTAGAGGTTAATAGTATTTGAACATCCGCTAAATTATAAAGTAAATTTAATTCTTTAGCACTAACTTTACTAGTTGAAAAATATATAGCATCTGGGTATTTTTCTTCAAATAATAATTCTCTAATAGCTTCTAAATCAGTTCCATGATCACTTGTTACTTCTGTATGTAATAGAAAAGCACATTTGTCTGCTTTTTCTTTAGGTAGTGTATCTAAAAACATTCTAAAAGCCATCATAGCATCTGGAATTTGTTTTCTTCTAATATTTCTAGAGTTAAAAAACATTAAAAAATCAACTTCTCTATCTCCAAATATACTTTTTCTTAAGTCATTCATTTCCTCAGAATTTCTATCAATTGGAAAATACATTTTTGAATTTAATCCATGAGGAATATACTTAATAAGTTTACTTTCAGCTTTTTCACCTAATACAATCTTATTTATATTTTTTGTTTGTTTAGAAATTGCCAATAAAGCATCACATGATTCATAGAATGATTTATTATATAAAGGTGCTGGATAATCATCCCAAATATTTAAATAAATTATAGGTAATGTTTTTCTAATTTCATTTTCTATTTGAAATAACCAAGTGAAATACCTAGGATCAGTTATAATAAAAAGAGCATCAGGTTTTTCTAGTTTAATAATTTGTCTAATTAAATCAGGATCACCATATCCATCTACAGGATATAACATAACACTAGAATCATCTAAACCTGATTCTTTATTAGTATCAGATGATAAATCAAAACGTTTACCTTTATCCGGATGTTTAATAGCTCCTGCTATTTGGACCCAATTAAAATGTTGGGCGGTATGTAAAACCATTTCCTTTGCAACTGTAGCTACTCCTGAATGGACTCTAATATCATCACATATTAGGAGTATTTTCTTCCTTTCATTAGATGGAAGATACTTAAAATGTTTACTCATAAGTTATTTAAATTTTTAAATCGTGATTTGTAATTGTTCTTCTAAATTCTTCATCATTCATGTAAAGATCAACAGCCCGTTCAGATAGTTTTTGAAATGAAAACTTTCGTTTAATACATTCAATTCTAAACTTATCCCACAGCTCATTATCAATTTTTACACTTGTTAATTTTTTAGCCATTTTATTTGTTTTTATTTTATTATATATAAGTATATTAGGATTTAGGAAGGTTAACACCTAATCCACATAATTTTAAATCTTCTTTATAAGGACAGAAAGTACAGTTCCATTTTGAAGCATTAGGTTCCATTACTGATTCTGTGTATTTATTACCTTCAAAACATGTTTCAATAAATTCATTTACTGCTTTTGTTGCTCTAGAGACTTTTATTTTTCCTGATGGTGGTCTAAATTCTTGGACTCGTTTTTGTGGAAAATCACCTTCAGTATAAACTTTTCTCCTTACAATCATGAACTCAACATCAATATTTTTTTCTGGAACTCCAAACTGTTCTGAAAAGAATTTTTTATATAAAATAAGTTGGAATTGTTTTTCTTCATCCTTTTTAGTATAATCATTCCATCCCTTAGTTGATGTTTTAATATCAATAATTTTAAAACTGTTAGTAGGTTCATGATACATAACAATATCTAAATAACCTAAATAAAATATATTAGGATATTTGGGATTAGGAGCTATGGTGATTTTAGTTTCAATTCCTGCTAAGAACCATCCACGTTTAGAAAAATATTTTCCTCTATTCTTTCTTAAAAATTTTAATATCTCAACTCCATCATTATAGAACTCTTGTAATTCACCTGGTTGGGAAAAATGTTGTTTGTTATTTTTCTTATACTCATCCATATAATGCTCTCTGATTTTAGTTTTAAGCATAGAGTCTATATCTTCTCTATCAGCAGCAGCTCCACTTTTTTCATACATCACCTCTAGATAATATTGAAAAGTCTCATGAAATGCTTTTCCAAATACTGTATGTACACTTGGATTGTATACTTTATGACCCTCCCTATATTGGAGAGCCCATTGTTTAGGACATTTCTTCCACATTGAATATTGTGAGTAAGAAATATTTTTCTCATAAGCATAATTTATCTCATGAGATTTATGTTGTTTCATCTCCTTTATTATTGGAGGGATCTTTTTAGCCATAACTTATTTTTTCCACTTATTCCTCCCAACTAATAAACCAATTATACCATAATTAGCTACATCTAGAAATGTGTCTTCTATTCCTTCTCCTTTAACAAAATTTTTACCATTTACTAATAAATTTCTTAATCTTGAAATTTTATCTGTTAATCTAATAGCTAAACCTGTTAGTGAAAACTTTTTATCGGTTTCTTTAGTTAAATCTCCTCCTAAAGAAATATTTTGTAAACCATAGTCCATATGCTTAGCTGCAAACATTCTGTACATTTCATCTTGAATATCTTTAAATTCTTTAGATAACTCAGGGTATTCTTTTTCAAAATGAGTTACTGTATGATCTGATTCTGCTTGGTATACTTCCCAATCCTTTCTTAATTCTACTATTTCTCTAAGTGCTGTTAAATCATCTTTAAATTGATCTTTCATTTAATTAATTTTTTAATTTCTTTATCCTCAACTCCCATTTCTTTTAATATGTCAGTCATGTCATTTTTACTCATTAAATCAATATAAGTAGAAGCTTCTGATGAGCCAATCTCAAAATAAGAAGTTATTTTTTCTACTAATTCTTTATTGGGTTGTTTTGTTTTAGTCTTAATATATTTAAAAAATGCTTTTCTTCTTGGTATCATTTCCTTATAAAAATTATATATTTCTTTTTTGTTATTTGGCATTAAACTTTGTGCGTAATTAGTGAGTTCAGTGTAGTATAAATTCATACTTATGAATCTATGGACCATATATGAGTTAAAATTATCCCAGTCTTTATCCGTAAATTCTTCGGAAGGTGATTTATATTCAGTTATTTCATTTAACCAACAAAATATATTTTTTGTTTTCAATTAAATTCCTATTTCTTTATATTCATCTCTTAATTCCTTTGGAATTGAATCTAAAATTATTTTTTTAGTTTCAAAATCATAAAAAACAGGTATAGGCAAAAGAGCATCCTCTGTTCCTCCTGTTACAAATTTAGATACTTTTCTCATTAGAAAAGCTTGTCCAAATAAAACTCCTCCATCAAACCCCTCTACTGAAGTGGTTGCTGCAAAGTCAATATTCATTTGTGGTTGTTGTGTATTATTCATATTACTTGTGGTTTTTTGATTTCTATTATTTTTGCTAATGCGCTTGCGATATTAATTTCTTTATCTATTCTAAAGTTTGAATGATATTGATGTTCATTTAAAATTACTGCTACTGAACCCTCTCTACCTGAGGCATAAATATTGGCTTTATCAAAAAGTTCCCTATATAACCCCTCAAAATCTTTAACTCCTGAATCTGCAATGATTTGTCTTAATGTTCTAAAATTGGTATTTTTCTTCTTTAGTTCTTTAATTATTTCATTAATATAATTATTAGCAACTAAGACTGATTTATCTAATTCTAATTTACCTTCTTTATTGGATAATTGAATGGTATTTAACATCTTTCGTATATCCGGATAGTGAGTGTTGACTATGTTAATAAGAATATCTAAGTTGTAATTTATATTTTCTTCTTTTAATATTTTATCTAAATGTTTTGCTACCTCTGTTTTACTGGGTGGTACTATTTTTAGTACTTGACACCTTGATTGTAATGGATCTATTATTCTTTCTATGTAATTACAAGTCATAATAAAACGTGTAGTTCTTGAAAATGTTTCAATTACGTTTCTTAATGATGCTTGAGCTTGAATTGTTAAAAAATCAGCTTCATCTAATATTACTACTTTTAAAGGACTAAATGACATTGTTGAGGCAAAACTTGATACTTTATCTCTTATTGTTTCTATTCCTCTTTCATCACTTGCATTTATATAAAGATGTGAACAGTCTAAATTATTGACTAATAGTTTAGCTAGTGTTGTTTTACCTGTACCTGCAGGACCATAAAAAATGAAATTTTGGATATCATTTTGGTCTATGTAGGTTTGAAGTTTGGTTTTGATTTGTTCATTTCCAACATATTTATCTAATGTTTTAGAACGATAACGTTCAACTAATAATGAGTGATCTTTCATAATTTAAATATAACATTTATTTTTTAAAAAGCCAAACTGGCTAATATTCATCCCCATAGATATTATACTTTTTAATTGGTTCAGGTTTTATTTCTTCTTCAGTATAGTGTATAGCATACAATTTACTTCCAATAGGATCCAACCTATATTCACCCTTAAAGTTAGTAACTCCTAGGTAAGCCTCCAAAGTATCTGTTAGGGTTTTATGAATTACTTTTTTAGGATCATCTGATAAAACCCAACGATCACCTGGAGGGACACGGGTGGCAATTAATTCATTATGTTCAATTATTTTATTTTCCATAGGATTTTAATTTTAAAAATAAGTTGCTCCCTATTTGCTTTATAAAGTTGTCAGGGAAGGATTCGAACCTCCGTTCTCTGGACCAAAACCAGATGTCCTGCCTCTAGACGACCTGACATTTAAAAATTACATCCCAAACATTGATGGGTCAATGCCTTCATCCTTTTTGTCTTCAGGCTCATCTACAACTACTGCTTCTGTTAGTAAAATTGTACCTGCTACTGAAGCTGCATTTTGTAAAGCGCTTCTTGTAACCTTTACAGGATCAATTATACCTGCTTCCTTCATACTAGTATATGAATCTGTTTTAATATTATAACCTGCCCATGGGTTACTATTTCCTTCAAATTCATAAGCTAATATTTGGGCTTCAGTTTCAGTTTTTCCAGCGTTAGTTAAAATTGTTTCAAATGGTTTTTTACATGCTTGTTGTACAATTTTTAATCCAAAATTATAATCAGGATTACCATTTTCTAATGTAGAAATAGAATTATTTGAGTAAATTAAAGCCATTCCTCCTCCAGGAACAATTCCTTCTTCAAGTGCTGCTTTTGTAGCATGTAAAGCATCATCAACTCTATCTTTCTTTTCTTTCATTTCTAATTCAGTATTTCCACCTACATGAACAATAGCTACTCCACCTACAAACTTAGCCATTCTATCTTGTAATCTTTCTATTTCAAATGGTGTTTCTGCTTTTTCAATTTGTTGAGATAGTTCTTCAACTCTTTGATTTATGTCTTTTTCATCTCCACCACCATCAACAATAGTTGTTTTTTCTTTTGAAATAGTTGCAACTCTAGATTTACCAAACCAATTTGTATTAAATCTATCAAGTTTCATTCCTTTATCTTTAGAAAATACTTCACCACCTGTTAAAGTTGCTATATCTTCTAAGATTAATTTTTTCCTATCTCCAAATTCAGGTGATTTTACAGCACATACTTTTAATGTACCTCTCATTTTATTAACAATAAGTGTAGCTAATGCTTCACTATCTATATCATCTGCTATAACTAATAACGATTTGTTTTCATTTGAACATTCATTTAATATAGGTAGTAATTCTTTTACTGAAGTAAATTTATGATCTGCAATTAAAATGTTAACATCATTTAAAGTACAAGTCATTGTGTTATTATTTGTTACAAAATAAGGTGATTTAAAACCTCTATCAAATTGCATACCTTCCACTGTCTCTAAATATGTTTCCCAATTTTTAGATTCTTCAATATGAATAACACCATCTTTTCCTACTTTTTCCATTGCTCTAGAAATAAGTTTCCCTACAGTAGGATCATTATTTGCAGATATAGTAGCAATTTGTTCTAATTGATCTTGTGATGAAATTTCTTCGGAGTTTAGTCTAAGGTTTTTAACTACCTCTTCAACTCCCTTATCAATTCCTCTTTTAATGTCTACAGCATTTGCCCCATCATTTAATTTTCTTAGGCCCATATTAATCATATCTCTAGCTAATAGGGTAGAAGTTGTTGTTCCATCACCTGCATTGTCAGCAGTTTTAATAGCGGCTTGTTTCAACATTTGGACTCCTAATTCTTCAATTGGGTCTTTTAAATTAATACTTTTTGCAACTGTAACACCATCTTTTGTAGATTGAGGATATTCATTGGGTTTTGAAATGACTACATTTCTACCATTTGGTCCTAAGGTTGCTACAACAGCATCTGCCATTTTATCAATACCTTGGGTAAGTTTTCTTCTGGCTTCAGGGCCAATTTCTATAATTTTACTCATGTTTTAATAATTGTTTTTCTTCGTTTGTAACTTCTGTTTGTTCTAAAACTTCTTCTAATGAAGTTGTTTGATTTAATCTAGCTAAAATTTGTTGTTCTTGACCAATATAATATTCATCTCCTTTATGCTCTAGCTTTGTAAAACCTATTGTAGGTAAAATAACAATATCATCTACCTTGATTTCAGTTTCAATGTAACCTACTCCTGCTACGTGTCTACCAGGGCCTACAGCTACAACTTTTCCATGTTCATTTCTATCTTTTCCCAAATCCGGTACTATAATAGAACCATAAGTTGATTCCTCTTCTTCTAGAGGTTTAACAATTACGGCATCAAATAATGCTTCTAATTCCATTTTTAAATTTTTATGTTTGGATTAATATAATAACTTTTTTTTAATAAGCAAAACTTAGGTGCAAAAGTTTTTACTTAATTGTTATTGTTTGTGGTTTTGTTACTACATGTGGTGAATAAGGAATAGAAATTCTTAATAATCCATTTTCCATTACAGCATTTGCTTCTGATAATCTAAATTTACTAGCTACTTTGTAACCAAAATTAAATGATCTTTTAGCAATTCCTGAGTAGTGATATTCTCTACCTTCATTTTCACTGTCTGTTTTAGTATAACTAACTTTTAAAATGTCTCCCTCAATATCAAGGTTTACATCTTCTTTGGTTAATCCAGTACAAGCAACTTCTAAATGAAGACCATCAGTATCTTCATAAACATCAACTGGATGTTTAAGTTTAATTGATTGTAAAGGATGAAAGGGTGTTTCTGTGTCGAAAAAATTTCTGACAAGTATGTCAAAAGGTGATGTGATTCTGGGTGCTAGACCGTTCTCTAGCTCTCTTAAATAAGTCATAATTCTTAAATTTATGTTTTTTAAATACTCGGCTCCCATTCTGGTGAGCTGCTTTTTGCACCTAAGTTTGCAAGTATACATATATGGAATTTAAAAAGGTATATCCTCTTTTCTAACCATATAGTAATTACTTTTAATTGTTTCTTTTTCAAAACTAAGATTTAATAGCCCTCCTGAGAATATTTTAATATATCCTATATCAGCATCTTTATTTGAGTTTAAAATATTTTTAAAGGTATTTGAATCAAAAGGCATACCTGTAAGTAATTCTTCTTTTATTTCTCCAGATTTAGGATATACTATTTTATCACTATAACTATCTCCTTCACCAAATATAAAGTTACAAATTAGATTATTATCTAAATCTTTATTTGTCTCTATTCTTAATAAAGATGAATCTGATAGAGCTGATCTAGCTTTAATTAAATGTGTAATTTCCTCAGGTTCTAAAGGTAAAATAATTTCATAGTCATAATCCTTAACTTGTTTAGGAGATGGTATCAATAAGGGATCTGATAGTGCAAATTCTAAATTAAAACTTTCATCTGATATCTTAAGTTTTGTTGCTAATTTATTTTCTTTAATTAATTCTAGTAATAATTCCCCACTAGTGACTGCTGTTAGATTTTTTAATTTATGAGTATTAAATATAGCTAATTCAACATCTTCAAGTTGAAAATCAGAACAAGTAACTTCACCTATTATATCTTCATTAGGAGACATAAAAGCAATTGTTAATGTGTTATTTTTAATTATCCATTTTACTGATTCATTTACTCCTAAGTAATACTTGGATATGATTGATTGTAATAATAATTTTTGTATCATATAAAAAACTTTTCTTTGTAACTATTTAATTTTAATGACCATCCTAAGTCAGTGTAAAAACCCTCTAATTTATTAAGTAATATACTATCAAATATTTTTTGCCTGTCAGCATATTCTTCTATAAATGTAAGTATCTTTTCTGGGATATCAAAAGGTATGAAAGCAATTGCTTCAATTCTATATCTATTGGGTTTAAGATAAATCCATTTAATTTTATCTCCTTGGGTTATGTAACTATGTTTATTATCTAATCTCCAAAATTTGATTAAATCATTATAAATAATAGTTGCTTTAACTGAAGCGGGTGCTCCTTTTACTATTTTAGAAAACATTTCACCTGCTCTGGCTTTTCTTCCTGTATATTTGTTTAATGTTTTTACTGAGGTTGGGTTTCCTAAATCTGTTAAAGATATAGAACCATTCAATATTTGGTATCTATATTCTTTTATTCTTTGGTTAATATCTTCTTGAGTAGCTCCCTTTAAAACATCAACTAATGCTTTCTGAAAGAACTTACCTAGTATAGGAGGAAAATTAGCTTTCTTATATTCTAATCCTTTTATATCTAATGAATCCTTTTCAATACCTTCTTGTTTTGTAATCCATTGAGCATACCTCCTAGTAGCTCTAAAATATGCTGATCTTATTACACATTCAGTTTTCATTTCTAACCAATGGTCTTTTTCTCTATCTTCAAACCATGGGAATTTATAAATGTTAAAGGCATCTTTAGCTAATCCATCATAATGATTTGTTATAATACCCTGATATTCTAAAGCTATAATTTCTAATGCTTTATCCTTTTCTTTATCATCCATTTCATCAAAATTGGGATGACGATGTCTTAATAAAGGTTCAGCGTGAAAATAATTACTATCTGTGTCAACATAGGCACAATAATTTTCATCATCTGCATCACATATCCACCAAGGTGTTTCTTCTAAATGTTTCATTCCCAGTCTTCAGGTGTTTTAAGAATTGTAGGTGGTTCAAAATCACCTCTACTATTTCTTATTTTATGGTCAATTTTTATAATTTCATAGATATTTCCTTGAATTTTAATTTTACCTCCTTGTTGAAGCATTTTTCTAAAACGCTTTTCTTCTGTGTCGGTAAATTCATCAGATATTTCTATTATCTCATCCTTTTCAATGAGTTCACCATTTAAGTAAATGGTATGTTCTTTTCTAATTGATTGTTTACTTAGCATAATTCTCCTTTTATTTCTTTGTTCATACTTCTATTAGCACATAAAGCACTTTCTTGAATAATTCTTTGACCCGTTAAAGTAATTGATTTTGATAGTGTTCTATTACCATATCTAAAACTTGATAAAGCAGTAGCGCCATATAAACTGTTTAATAAAATTTTCATAGTATACTGCTTCATATGAAACTTAGCTCCTAATTCCTTGTTTTTAGACTTATAAGCTTTTTTCATTTCATTTTTGTATTTAACTCTTTCACCAAACCACTTTGCTAAAATTGTTGATAGTACTGATTGTCTATCAGTAGCATACATTGTTCCATTAGCTGAAATAGTCCATTTATTAGATTCTATAAATTTAATTAATTGAGATACTGTTAATTCAGCTCTTTTATTTTTAGTGTTTTTAATTAAAATTAGTTTATTAGGTTCCATTTTCTTTAAATCATTTAACCCTAAACGATTATTTCTATCATCAGCATCTACTATATAACCCATTAATGTTTCTTTACCAATGTTTAAAGACATTATAATGCAAGGATATAGTGATGTTAAATCTTCATCAAATACATAATTGTAAATACCTGCTTTAGGACAAAATAAATAACCACCTGCATAACTGGTATCATAATTAATATGTGGGTCTTTATTAGGAGGAACTATTCCTTTACTTAATAAATAAGCTGAAATAGCACCATCTTGAGTGACTGTATTTGCATAAATTTCATGATATAAATGTTTTCCTTTATGAGCTATATTTTTAGTTAAAGACAAATATTCTAAGTTTTCATCTAATTTAACTAAAATCTCAACATCAACAAAATTATATTGAATAAACTTCTGTATGTCATTTTTAAATAAAGTATCTAAATTACCCTCATATTCAATTTTATTTATACCTGCGTATTTTTCTCCAATGGCATCTAGTTTCCAGCTTGGCTCATCAGCCCAACTATATTTTTTATGCATTCTCATATAATCAAGAGATGATATTCCTTTTATATCAACTTCTTGGAAATTTTTACTTTTAATAGTGTTTTTATGTCTGGTAAGGCTTGAGGTTACTTTTCCAATAGGTGACATTCTGTCGGCCATATCTTTCCCCAATACATTACAAGTTCTATAATAAAGGTATGGTATATCAAAATGATCTGAGTTATATCCTATTAAAATATCAGGGCGAATCTCTTCCATTTTTTCAACCCATTTATATAAAAGATCTGATTCGTGTTGTACAGGTATAATTTCTTTGTTTTTGAATTTATGATGATGTAATTGATTTTTAATATCTAAAATTAAAATACCCCATTTTTCAGCTTATTTGTCATACCAAGCTATAGATGTAACCATTTTTGGAGCTTCCCTAATACCCTCTTCTGTTAAAGAATCTAACATTTCAGTTTCAATATCAAAAAATAACTCACTATGGGTAGTTGAAGGTTCATCATTAGTTCCATACTTTTCAATCAGAAATTTTTGGTGGGCCTTTATATCTGCAAAATGGATTCCTTTATCGTTTTGATCTTTATTACCATATGGATTATAGTAATAATTTGTAGTCTTTTTTAAAGGATGTCCATTTAAACCTATATGAGTTGCATCTGCTTCATGACATTCCTTATAAGCAGGATTAATCCATTTTGTTTTTTCATAACCTGAATCTGTCCATAAGTGGATTGTATGTGTGTTTTTTTCTCCTCTAACTCTTTCTACAAAAATATTTTTATACATTTTCTGTTTCCTCAGGTGTAAAAAATTGATATAAATCAGGTCTAAAATAATTTACTGATTTCATTACTTTTTTATCTCGTGTTCTATATACTACAAATCTATCACCAACTTCTTCATAATGGCAATCTTCACCTTGTTCTTTACTTCTAGCCGCTACTGTTAACATAGCTTCAGCTTCAGTAGAACAACTTTTTGACATATTACTTGCTTGTACCTCTTGATATGCAGGCCAAATTTTATCTTTAAGTCCGTGTAACATAGTTCCATTACCTAATGAAACATAAGCTATATCACATAAAGCATCTAATATTTCTACTATGTCTCCCTTTTCACAAGCTTCCTTATATTCAGCTAATTCTTCTTGGATGAAATCATATACAAACATCCATTCTTTTTTATTGGGAATTGTTGGTTTGTAGTTATTTGGTTTACCAAATGTTCTGTTAAATTCTTCTACTTCATTTACAAATGGGACATCTGTTTGAGCTTCAAAATCAAATTCTAATTGGTAAGGGTTTTTATTTCCTGTTAATTCCTTATAATAAGGGTTAAGTTCTCCTGTCATAGGGTCAAACTTAGGTATTTCAAATTTTTCCATAACTTTTTATTTTTTTATCTGTAAGCATCTAATCCAAATCCAATCATATGCATTACTTCTTGTTTAGCTGTTTTTTCATGGTCTGCAAATACTCCACTTACTTCTGAAGTAATCATACTTGCTCCCATATGTTTAATTCCTCTACATGATACACAATTATGAGTTGCATTTATCATAACCATAACTCCTTGATTACCTTCAACTACTTTATTTACAGCATTATGAATAGCCATTGTTAGTTGTTCTTGGATGGCTCCTCTTCTACCAAAGTGGTCTACTATTCTATTTAGTTTAGATAAACCAATTACTCTACCTTCTTCTCCAGGTATATAAGCAATATGACATTTTCCTAAAATAGTTTGATGATGATGTGAACATTGAGATACTACTGGTATATCTTTTTCTAAAACAATTCCTTGATAACCATCTGATGGAAATGAAGTTACACCTGATAGTTCATTGTACCTACCTGCCCATAAATCGTTGACATAAGCTTTTGCTACACGTTTAGGTGTTTCCATTGAATTTGGATCATTTTGCCAATCACATTTTAATGCTGTTAAAAATTTACCGTAATGTTCTGCTGCTTCATCTATCATTGCTTGTTTTTCATCTTCGTTAAGAGGATGATCAGATGCTACCCCATTCGCAAATCCTTTCTGAACACATTCTATATCCGTGTGGAATTTTCTTCTGTTGTTTTCTTTATCCATATAATAATTTAATTTTAATTAAATATAACATTAATTTTTTGAGATAACAAACTATACCTCATAAATGGTATCATAATTTCTACCATATCCTTTATCATTATCCATACCATATCCTACAACCCATTCATCTTTAATATCTAAAACATTATAACAGGGACAATCTATATCTAAAGTAGGAGATGATTCTCTTTTTAGTAAAGTAACAATATTTAATGATTTTGGTTTTTTAACCTTTAAATAATCAACTACTGCTTTCATTGTATTACCTGTATCAAAAATATCATCAATTATATAAACATGTTTCCCCTTTATAGGTGTTTCTAAATCTTTTGTAATTTGAATATCTCCTTGTTTTCTTTTTGAAACATATGATTTAACTCTCATAAAATCACATTCTAAAGATATAGGCATAGCTTTAACAAAATCAGTAAAAAACATAAACCCCCCATTTAATATACAAACTGCTACAACTGGTGTTTTATCGTCAATGTGATCATCTGATAGTTGTTTAGCTAAAATTTTAATTTTAATTTGTAATTTTTCAGGGTCAATTATTTGATTCATTTTTTATAAATTTTTCTAGTTTTTCTAACAATTCTAATACTTCATCAGGTTCCATTGTAATGGCACAGCAGGTATTAACATTTTCTTTTACTTCTTCTAATATGTCTAATGCTTCCTCTTTAGACACCTCTCTCTGTATCAAATGCTATTATATGATCTCTACCTGTCATATTATATCCTTTTTCCTCACATAACCTAAATACTTTAGAATACATTTTTATTAATGTTTCTCTAGTATCACCTGCAGGCATAATAAATGTTTTGTTTTTTGGAATATCAAATTCTAATCTAAGATCTTCTATTTCAGCTAAATTTTCTTTTGTACCATCCCATACAGGTTTAAAATGATAATCTTTATGATATTCTAGAGTTTTACTAATAGCTTCTACATTCATTCTAAATTTATTATGTTGTTTAATCATTTTTTCATCAGTAACCTTCCCACCAGGTGTGATAGCTCCTAATACAGGTACTGAATTTGAAAATTTAGGTGATAAAGAAATTAAATCAATGGGATAATCTGTTTCTAAAAAATGAGAACCTTCAGTTTCAATTGTAACTAAAATATCTCTTTCATTAGCAAAGTGAGTAATTTCATTTACTAAAGCAGGATGCATTGTAGGTGAACCACCTGTTAACATCATTTCTTTTACATGAGAATTATCATCATATATTTTGATAATATCATTAAATGTAAATGTACCTTTTTCTGGATGAATGCTTGTGTACCAAGAATCACACCAACCACCTTCTCCAAAGAAACATCTGTGA